GTGTCGGAAATAACATACTGTTTGACGCCAACTTAATAAGTGTAAAAAACAACTTGAGCTCTAGTTCAAAAACAAGCACCAACAAGGGTATCAATAATTCTATTTTGGCCCATGTAGAGAATGTAGAACACAGTTTTACAGTGGACGAATTTGGAGCTAGAGTTTACTCTACTACTATAGAGTTTGTTCGCGGAATAGTTGTCTATGATGCGGGAAATAACAAGCCACCAACTGTGGTTGGCAGCGGCGCATTAGATCAGTTAGCATCTGCCCAAGACACAATTGATTACAAAAATACTTCAAACGTTGTTGCTGTATCAGATCCTAATGACCCAGATCCTCAGAAGTTAAGAAGTTAATAATGGATAGTAACGGAATAGTCAGAGATAGTTCTATCTGGTCTCATCCAGAAACGAAGGCAGCCTATAACAGGACAGACGGGTTGATACGCGTGGGCGTCGTGAAGAGCGTGTTCAACGACGCTAAAACCGGTGAACTTCGCTATCTTGTTGCTGTAAACAGTAATGGTAGGGAGATAGATACCAACTGCAGGATGATGCGACGCTTCGGTGGTGTATACAACTACGAAGATTACATCGGACATGGTTACAACACCCAAGATGCTCCGAACTCAGTGACTGGCTATGACGCTAGGGCCGGAGATGCTGTACTTGTAGGTCAGTTCAACGGACAAGGCAGAGAGGGCATAATCATAGGTGGTCTAACACACGCTGCTAGAATCACTCAGATACAAGCCGTTGATGGACCTCAATATGATGCAGAGTTCAATGGCATGCACACCAGCATCAATGCTGACGGCGAGTGGACGCTTACCTTTAAAGGACAACCAACTAACTTAGATGGGCTGAACGATGTTCCATCAGACACCATCCCACCGCCAGAATACGATACTAGTGTTGGCGGGACATACATGATGTTCGACAAAGACGGCGGGTGGACTATAAGTGATGCCGCAGAAAGTGATCCTCAATCTATAGTGATTGATAAAGCCAACGGCACTATTACAACCGCCGCCGGTCAAGTATCACTAGTAATAAATAAAGGTGATCAGTCCGTTGAGTTGACTTGTCAAGATACTACTATCAACTCTTCTAGTAGTTATACACTTAATACTGGCGACTATGCGGTTAAGGCTGATTCCACGGCAAAGATTGATTCACCGCAGATTGCTATAGGTCATGACGGCACAGAGTTACTTGATCAACTCTCTAAACTTATTGATGCTCTAGGTAAAGTGCAACCTATTTCTCCAGTTGGACCTTGTACACCTCTGATGGCAACTCCCCAGTGGGCCCAAGTTCAGCAGGTTCAAAGTCTAATTGACCAGATCAAGGGATCACTCTAAGTTAACTTACAGCGAGTTATAATTACTTTATGGGCATTTTTAGTTCTCTAGCAGATAGTTTCAGCACCCCGAATCCTTCCCAGCGCGGTAAAGGTCCACTGAATGATCTACAGGTGGCGGGCGGAAGAGGTGCTAGCGGTAGCACAAATATGGGTTTAGATACAATCTATAAACCCACACCGACCAACTGGTACACGGCTAAACCATACGGCTTTAGATTAAGAATGCGAAGTGGAAAGGTGTTCACCATGTTTTTGCCTATTTCACCTAGCAACATCAACATCACGACTCATTTTGCAACTAATATGGTTTCTACGCTGTATGGTACAGTAGAAGAACATTCAGATGTCAGATACTACGATATAGTTATTGAAGGTACTACCGGTATTGCGCCTAAATTTACTGACATAGCTAATCCCGATCAGCAAGAACCCGATACATCGTACTATGATCTGAAACAGCCAGGAAGAGCGAAATTCCCCATCAACAGCAACGTAGCATTAGGCGGTTTCTTCTCTAATACTGTATCTCAAGTTAACAATATACTTAATCAAGCCAATAAGGCCGTATCTGCGGTTGGCGGAATATTTGGCGCCAATGTGCCAAAGCCAGAAACTGCTATTTACACTGATCAAACTGGTTACATTGCATTCCACAATCTATATCGCTTTTTATTAGCATATAAAAAAGATGCGGCTGGTCTTAACATAGATAATTCTTCCAATTCAACCCCATATTCGCAACATCCTATGACATTTTTTAACTATAAGGATGGCAACGAGTATAGCACTGTCGTTAGAAACTTTACACTTAGAAGATCAGCTGACAATCCCATGCTGTATAACTACTCTATTATCATGCGTGGATACAATGTTAGATCTGCAGGACAACTATTGCTACCAGACGAAATGAAACAACGATTAAGCGATTTAGGCTTAGACGGCGTTAAATCTTCTACATTACTCACCAATGTTAAGGCTGCCACTAATGCCGCTAAAGCAGTTGTTGGATCAGCCGCTAATGGCATCAACCTTTTTGGTAGGTAAGTAATGGCAACAATATCTCAAGTTTATCAGAGCATTGCCAATATCAACTTGTGGTTTAAATTACAAGCCGGCGATCAGTTAGTGCTCACTGATATTCCTGCCATAATTTCTCTGCGCTGGACATACTTCGCACAAAATTGGAACAAGTTGTTGCCGTCGCTGAAGCAAAAGATATCCAGCTATATTTATCCTGATCTATTAGCTGCCCAACTCATTGAATTCACCAACTTTATAGAACAGCAGAGAAATAGTGCCACCAAGATTAATCCGCTTACTAACGTAGAGACTCAGTATAGGTTTTACACTATATTTGACAGCATCACTATCAACTCTATAAAGCTCACCTTAGAAGAGAACACAATAGTAAGAGATACGACCACTAAGGTTTCACAATATAACAAACAGGACTTCCTGACGCTGCAAAATAATATCTCTTCGTATAGGGATACCTTAGGAGACACGCTGGGTCTCACGGATAGTACGTACAACAGCACTTTCGCCAGAAGTCCTGCTGCGGCTCAGAAAAATGCTCAGGTGCAGGACATTCAGTATTTGACTACACTTCAGACTTCTTTGCAAAGTATTGACTTTATCTTAGCTAATCTATTTGCTGTCGATACAGCAGTAGACCCATTTAGCGCCGCCAGAGCTAATACCAACAATCCAGATATCAACATTGGTCAGTACTCATCTGGTCAACTGGTCAGATTTAATTACGGTGATGACCTCGAATCTTTAGCCACTAGATATCTAGGAGATCCCACTAGATGGCTTGATATAGCCCTCGCCAACGGTTTGCAACCTCCATACGTAGACGAGGTTGGTAGTACTGTACCTTTGCAGTCTAATGCTAGTGGTAGTCAGATAAACATAGCAGCTATAGACGCGCAGGGAAACGATAACAGTACAAAGTTCTACATAAATCAAACCATCTTCCTGACATGCACTACTGTACCGTTTCCTAATCAGGTCAAGATCACCAATATAGTGCAGATTCCTAGCAGTGGCGACCTAGTTATTACCGTAGACAACAATCAACTTAGTCAGTACACTACTGCTAACCAGGCAACGGTATTGGTGTATACGCCTGATACCATAAACAGCCATCAGTTCATCTTGATACCTTCTACGGAACCACTACCCAACCAGAGGCAAGATACGGTGCCTTGGTTCTTAGCTAAGAGTCCAGAAGATGAAAAACTTATGGGCATTGATTTGCTACTTAATGGGGCAGATGACCTAGTATTTACTTCTAACCACGATATAGCGCTCAGTTATGCGCTTCAAAATGCAGTTCAAGCCATGCGTCTTAAGGTGGTCACTGAACTTGGTGAACTTAGATATCACCAGGGATTTGGACTGGTGAGCGTAATTGGTAACAAGAACAACACCTTAGAATTGACAAAAAATGCAGTCATTAACTCTCTAACTAGCCAGGTCGCACAGGACGCGAGATTTGATCGCATCGAGTCTATAAATGTCTTTTACGTCTCTAATGTCAATCAGGCGCCAGCTTTAGTGATCAGCATGGAAGTAAGATTAGCCGGAGGCCGTAACCAAGTAATACCAATCACATTTAGCGTGAACTATACTTAATACGGTAGAATAGAGTTACATGGGTACCCAACAAATAACACTTCAAAGTTATAACCAGTTCCTAGGCGCCATGATCAGAACGATCATAGCCAACACACCTCTAAACGATGTCAATCAGGGCTCTGTTCTTCTAACTATTCTTGAAGCTGCTGCAGCCAATGACTTTGAAAATAGTACTGCTATTCTCAGTCTTCTTAATCTACTTAACATTAGCACTGTATCTGGTGCTGACCTTGATAATAGGGCTGCTGACTTTGGTCTAACGCGTCTTCCGGCCACAACAGCTTCTGGCTCTATCAGTATATTTAATACTAAGATTACTAAGCAAAGTACCAGCTTGTATGTACTAAAACCGGCGCCTATAGCCGGTCAGACCGTCTTATATGTCAACAATACGACTGGTTGGTCAGCATCAGGATCACTGTATGTAGGTCGCGGCACGCCCTCATTCGAAGGCCCTATCGCTTACTCGTCCATCACTGTGTTTCCTACGTATTCGCAGATTAATCTATCGACGGCGCTGCAGAACAACCATCTCATCTCGGACACCGTTATAAACGCCCAGGGTCAGCCGGATCGCGTTATTGCGGCAGGTACAACCGTTATCGTGCCCGCAAACAATCAGAACCCTGAGATCGATTACATCACTCTAAGGGATGCCGTCCTGCCAGCCGGCGAGACCGAGGTTAACAATGTTCAAGCGGTTGCCTTGATCGCTGGTTCCGCAGGAAATGCGCCTGTCAACTCAATCACGGCATTTAGTACGCCTCCGTTCACGGGTGCAACCGTTTCTAACCCTTCAGCATTCTCCGGCGGCACAGACGTTGAAACAGACCAAGACTTAAGAGATAGAATCATAGCTTATCCGAACACGCTAGCAAGAGGCACAGAAGCTGCCATCTTGGCTGCTGTAATCAACGTCTCTGACTCTACAGACAATCAGCAAGTTGTCTCTGCCGTAATTCAAGAACCGCCAACGATTGGTCAACCAGCAATCCTATATATCGACAACGGCTCAGGTTTTCAACCTTCTTACGCTGGTCAGTCGGTAGATGCGCTACTTATCAATGCTAACGGAACTGAGAAGTTCTTACAAACCTCTAACTTTCCTATAACTAGACCACAGGTTATTAATGCGGCCGTCGGGCCATTCACTTTAGAAGACAACGCCTTTCTGAACGTGGCCGTTGACGGGATCACTGAGACCATAGTGTTTCACACTGCTAACTTTGTTAACATTTCAACCGCTCAGATTGCAGAAGTCATCAACGTAATAAACGGTCAGTCTAAGAACTTCAACGCCAGGTTGACAAACAACTCAACTAATATCTTACTATATCCAGTGGCATTCGATGCTGAGATTATTCAGGTAGTTCCGTTGCAAGCAAGTGATAACCCACTGCTGTACGCCAACAATGCGCTAAAATTTCCCACTACCGAGTTCTCGTTCTGCTCTCTATACCAGAACAGCACGCTGCTCCACGAAAAAACCAAGACAGCAACCCTTGTCACTACTGGCTTTGGCGCATGGAATATCAGCGGGCCGGGAGATTTGTCGATCTCTGTAGACGGCACGCCGCCACAGGACAGAACTTTTAGTTTGAGCAATTTCCCAGGCGCATCGTCGTTCTCTACACTCACGCTTGAGCAGTGGGTTACAGCATTTAACTCGCAGTTTGCAGGTATTACAGCTTCGGCAACTTCTACGCAGGCCATGCAGTTAAGTTCTAATCAGAGTGGATCTAACTCTGCACTTAAGATTGTTGGCGGTTCACTGCTTGCCAATCTGTTTCCAACGCAGCCGCTATCCGCTGTGGGTCAGACTGGTCAGTTCATATTGAATAGACAGACTGGCAACCTAGAGATTCTAACTACCATTAACCCTGGCGATAATTTCACTATGGGTACTTCTGATGCTAAAGGTTTTATCGTCTCAACTCCTACCGCATCAGGAACATACAACCTCTCTACTGACAGTTTCGGTAGACCAGCAGAGATGATTGTCGTAGCTGACTCCACCTACTGCAATACTCGCTCTGTCAATGCTGCAGTAGGTCAATCGCTCACGATAAGTAATCCCAGCGGTAACATAATGAGAATCATGTCAAGTACGCTCGGAGCATTCCAGAACTTGCTTCCTAGCGACTTCATATTCTTTCCAGTGCGCACTAGCGGTTGGCTGACAACCGAGAACGCTGGCCTATTCAAGATCGTTGCAAAAGGTCCCCATACTAGCGCCAATACGGATACGTATGTTGACGTGTTGAACCCAAGTACGGACATTACTTCACAAACTGTAAGTATCGCTGATCCTGCTGACGTTCAAGCGTTCTCTACTAATGGATATCCACAATTATGGCTTGCAGCGTTTACTCCAAATCCACCAGCAGCCACCATTAACGACGTTGTTAATTCGTTTAACAACAGCTTGATTAATGTTATTGGGTCTGTATATCAATCTAACGCAGTAAAACTTACGTCCTCTACAGAGAACGGTGGCAGCATTGCCGTACCGGTTGTCATTGCTAATGCTGCAACTGTATTCGCCGCTACCACAGTTGCACAACTTGGTAACCCATCACCAGTCGCCAACATAGTCTCTAACAAGAGTTTATTAACGAACTTTAGATTCTCTATTCCTAGCATCACGCCTACTTTTTTAGGTCGTCAAAGTTTAGCAGAAGTTAAGGGTGCGCTGACAGCAAATGCTAACCCGGATGTTTATCCCTTCTCTTCATCGTACAGTGAGACACTTCAATCTACCGGCGTGTTGAACACTAGCTATATTAACTACGACAGCATCATGTCATTTACGAGAGGAAGTAACAGAGATCAACTTAGAAGTATTGCTGCTATCTTGGGTAGTGATACAGTTGGAACTCAGCAAGCTCTCGCTAGAACTACCATGGATCACGTCGTGGGCGACGAGTTCGAGATCTTGAAGCCGCTACAGATTTCTGCTTCAGATAACGCTGTCATAGTCGTAGATAAGAATCCTCAGCAAAACACCATTAATATTCCTATGTACAGAACTGGACAAGTCAATTCTGGTTCTAACAGCGGCAGTTTCATACCAACTACCACTGAATTCTCCGCTAACGACGTAGACAATCAGACAGGAGTTGACTTCTCTAATCCAACTGTGTGGAGCACTACATTGCTAAACACTAACTTTGCGGATTATGCGGTCTGGATGAGAGCCCATAACTGGTACGCATCAGGCGGCGTGGGATCAGGCAATGGGGCAATGATCATGCGCGCCACGGAATATGGTCCAAACGGCGATTCACTGCGCTTTAACATTTTGTACCCCTCCATCGCTAGCCAAACAGCGAAGACACAGTTCGTAAACGCGCCTCTAGCATCAACGTTCTCATACATCTTCGGATCTGGGGCACCTAGAGCTACTTCTATTACCAGCGGAACAACAATCTCTGTAACTGGACCGTATCCAGATACGACGACCAACTTTCCAGCTGGCGCCGGAAGCAGCGGTAACTACTACGACTATACATTCTCTGCTGGCACGTTTACCACAGTGCAGGTGGGAGATATTCTAAGTATACTGCCTGGCAGCGGAGTGTCGTTAGCTAACTCCGGTCAATTTGGTGTTAAGAATAAGAGCGGTAATACACTCCGCGTCTACAACCCTAATGCATCCGTAACTGCTCCTGGAGCTCCTGTGGTAGATACTATTACGGTTACAAATGGTGACGTTGTGGGTACACCTACTGTCTATAACGTAACCGTTCCAGCTGATTCCGGCGGAAATTTGGGTGGCAAGTACTTTACCATCTATGATACTGCTGGTTCAGTCGCGGTATGGATTAACGAAGCTGGCGCCAACTCTCAACCGGCCGCAGGCGCTAATCGCTACATCATGGTGGGCACGGTGCTGTCGGGTGATTCAGCCACTACAGTAGCAACTAAAATTACCAACGCTCTTAATCAAGATAGGGCGTTCACAGCTGGTTCCAGCGGTGCCAACATCACTATCACAAACAACGAAAACGGCGCACTAGCCAACGGCGCGAACGGTACGTTCCCAGTTGGTTTTAGCATTAGTACAACAACGGGCACCAACAATCACTCTCTGAGCGGCAAGTACTTCATCATCTACGATAAGGGTGGACCCGTATCTGTGTGGTTTGACGTCGGCAATCAGGGTATTCAGGAGCCTTTTGACGGGTCTTATCGCTCTATTCGCGTCTCTAATTTAACTGCCGGTGCTAGTGCCAACACGGTAGCACTCGCAATTCAGCAAGCTATAAATGGAGACGTATCGTTCGGTCTTCCTGGTGTCGCGAGCAACGTGGTCACTGTAACTAATACATTTAATGGGAATGTACCGTCGGGTAATGCTGGCACATTAGGTGCTTCTCCGTACAGTTGGACTGTAGTCTCTACAGTCGGTAGCAATGCGGCACCGGAAGATATCACTACTGGATCAAACGTCATATTCTTTCCTCTAGCTGGGACTGCTGTATCGGCTATAACTAGCACCATTAACGCTACGCCCACTATGACAGCTACAGCTTCTGGTTCTAGCAGTTTGACAATTACGCTATCTACGCTGGAAGAACAGTACGCTTATGTAAGCAATGCAACAGCGCTGGGATACGGACATAATCCAACTAATCCCGCTATCAATAACTATATTGGACTATATGACAGCGTAAACTGGGTAAAAATGTTCGAGAATTCTAACCCTAATTTCATACTGAAGACACCATACACTTTACAGGGCGTATCAACTATATATTCTATGGATACTGCGCCAAACTTTGATACGGCCACCAACGGTGAATTGTTCAAACTGCTTCCAACCACAGTACAAAATGTTTATCATCAATTCACGCAACCCGCTCTGTCTCAGTTGCCAATCTTAGCTACGGTAAACATCGCCGATGATAGAAAGAACGTTCAGATCAAGTCTAAAAATCTTGGTTCTGCAGGTGCAGTAGATTTCGTCGGTGGCACCGGCAATCAGGCACAGCAGTATTTGCAAGGTGAATCTGAAGTCGAAACAGACTCTAGTGGCAGTTATCTGTTAGTTCAGACTCCCGCATATCCTGATGCCTTCAGTGCTGGACACTCCGTGTTGCTGCAGAATACTGCCGGTGTAGAGCGCTTAAATCGCCTACAAAGTTCAGATTTTATAGACGTCGTAAATTCTGGTCTAAATATGTATGATTACGCGTACGATGCTAAAAATATCGGCGTTGTGTCCGGTACAACCGTAGTTATAGCAGATGCTAGTTCTAGTTACAGTCTTCCCGCTGGTTATGTGTGGCGTTGGACATTCACGGGCGTAGGTGTATCGTTCTCACAAGTCAATCCGGGCGATCTTCTGATGGCTTTCGGAACATTGACAGGTTGGAATCAGACAAACCAGGTTGGATTGTCAGGAACGAGCCAGATGTCGGGTTTCCCGATTATCGCGGTGAACTCTTCTTCCAATTATGTGGACATAATTAACCCATTTGGCGTCGCCATGAGTTCTACCGCTGTTGGTTCAGGCACGGTACAGATTTGTCCTACGCCATTCATCAAGTGGACCACCGCACACGCTAATTATGTTCCTATTGTTAGCTTATCTGGCAACGGCACCACTGTCACAGTGACTACTATCGGCAACCACCGTTTAAATACAGGTGCAAGTATAACGCTTCGCGATAGTTTCCACGTTACAGATGGTACCTACACGCCTATTACGGTAACTGGACCTAACACGTTTACGTTTGCATATGGATCAACATTCACTGAAACTACCACGTATGCCTCAGTAATTAACTCTATATATACTCAAACGCGCTATAGAATAGAATTACTTGGATTTAATAACCTTGTTCGCCTTAGCGCAAGCAATGGTCAATCGCCAAACTTCTTGAATTGCGGCGTTGCAGTTGACGACTATATCTCTATCGGCGGTACCACGTTCACATCTAATAACAATGGCTTGTTCAGGGTGCTAGCTGTCGACAATAATTCTATAGTGTTCATCAATCCTAGTGCGTCTGATCAACTTAATACCACTGTGCCCATGAACAATCAGAATCTTCAGGCAACATGGGTTGCTAACGCTAATACGGTTACTGGTCTTGCTGGCACATTTAAGTACGTACAGGTTGGCGATTGGATAAAACAACCATCCGATCCAGATAGTTACTTTCTGCAGGTTTTGAGTTTAAACAGTTCTCCGGCGTCAGCTACTTCAATAACGCTAGGCGGTAATTATCCAGGATCTAGCGGAACATCTATAGGTATTGTCTACGATGAGACTAGTGACTTTGATCAAGGTGTATATCTAAATCAAGCTAGCGATATTGAGTTCTACGAGGGTGATGCCGTACAGGATGGCGATACGTTGCATGTTCAGAATCTAGCTGTCAGCGGTTGGTTTAACATCAGTAACACAGGCTCATTCACGGTGACTGCGTTCGGCACTGAGTCTAGTACATACAAGCCGTTCATTAGAACTACTAACACAGCTGGCGTAGTGCAGACTAATGTAAGCATGTCTTCAAGTCCTAACGGTCTATTTGTTATAGAGAGTGAAGCAAATAAGTTTTACTCAATAAGAGAAGTAAAATATGCGGTGCTTGATAGCGGTAATACGACTATAAGGAACGTATACTTGAGACCTTATGCAAGAAGTTACAAATTCAATACGGCAAATCAATCTAGCGTTACGCACCTTGGTAAGTTAGGATACAGTAATAACGTTGTTGTAGGCGTCGATGGATACACTTACTATACTGGACTGTTACAAAAAGTTCAATATATAGTTGACGGGTTTGAGCCAGATTCGCAGAGTTTTCCTGGTCAGCGCGCAGTAGGAAGCGCCATTGAAACGCTACCTCCGTTGCCGTTTGAGTTCAACATCGCTCTCACCATTACTACAAATAACGGTGTTAATTTGGGAGACGTAACTAACAACGTTAAGTCAACCATTATTAATTACATCGAAGGTTTGAACGTAGGTCAAGCTATCATCTTGTCGCAGATTATTGCGGACGTACAGCAGGTGACGGGCGTGAAGTCTGTTGCTATCACTAACCCAGTCTCTGCAACACAGATTATAACGCTATTACCAAATCAGAAAGCTATCATAACAGCTGGCAATATCTCGGTGACCTAATATGGCGACTAATCTCTCCAAAATAGATCAACTACACAACTTGATGCCGGCGCATTACAATACTAGGAGTAATCCCAATTGGAATGCCCTTATCGCGGCACTTGGTTCATCTGACCAGAACGTGGCAGATCTAGTAGCAGCCATCAAGCAACAATTCTTCATCAAGACTGCATCAGGCACGTACCTTGATAATTTAGGCGCAAACAGCGGTGTATCTAGGCCACCGGGCGTAGGCATGATTGACAGTGCGTTTAAACAGTACATACCTGTATTGGCATATACACCTAAACAAGTGAGACAAATTGTTAACGAATTACTCAACATCTTCTTTATTCCTGAAGCAACCACCGCTTTCGTTGAATCAGGTCAACCATCTACGTACGCTTTGCAGGACGGTTGGACTTTAGAATATACAGTTGATAATCTGTATGATGAACTTATTCATTTTCACGCTGCTGACTTTGTTAACATAAATGCAGCGACTGCTACTGAAGTTGCTGCTGCAATAAATAGACAGGCTAAGCACAGTAACGCTGAAGATTACTACAACAATATCAACAAGAACGACTACGTCAAAATATTTAGCAATAGTGTAGGCTCCAAGGGATCTATCACTATGGTGGGTGGCCTATCAAACATCGCACTACAGTTCAATGGGTTTATCGGTGGCGCCGGCACCGGTCTAAACACGCAGTGGACAGTTACTAAGGTTGGCAGCGAGATTACGATGCAGTGGACTGGCGGATCTAATCCAAATCTAGGTCTTATTCAGTTAAACGATATAGTAATGTCTACGCTAACTGGCAATGTAGGGTCATTTGTTATTACCGGTATTAGTCTAAGTAATAACAGTATTTCTTTTCAGAATCTTTTTGGAACAGCTGGAGTGTTTACTCAAACTGCCGCTTATCAAGTTTCGTTCTTCTCACCAATTAAGAATGTTGTATATACGCAGCCTAACAGGGCCGTCGTGTGGGAAGTAAATCCAGGAGAAGCTATTGTTGAAATGCCTGCCACTCCTCCGGTCGTTAAGAGAAGCTTGAAGGGTGCTGCACACATTAATGGTTCCGCTAGCACAACAACATCTTACAACAGCAGTTCTTCGCTCTCTGTAGCTGACGCATCTACATTCCCCATGAGCGGCAATTTTTGGCTCCAAGAGGTACAGGAGATACAGACAAGATACTTCACTCCTACTCAGAATTCTCTATCTTCGTTGAGCATGAATACAAGGCTCCAGGGAACACCTATCAAATATTCGTACACCGATAGGCTAGTCTTGCAGACTATGGGAGATACGGTGGCGGGTCAAAATACAGTCACTAACTTATTATCTACCGCAGGCATACAAGTGGGTCAAAACGTATTCATGCAAGGTGTACCATCGTATGCTCTAGTTGCTTCTATATTAGGTAGTACAGTAACCCTGGATCATCCTGCCACAGGCACTGGTTCTGGCATAACTGTGCAGTTCGCAGGTAACACGCTGAATAATATAACTCCGTCCCTTCCACTACCAGCAATATTAGACGAAAATACGCTTACAAGTCTATCTAGAACTGGCGACACAGTTACTGCTGTAACGACAAATCCGCACGACTATCAGGTTGGTGATAGCGTTGGCATATATGGATCAAGCGGTATAGTTGGAGTGACCTGCACAGCAACTCTACATGCTGGACAGAATGTTTTGACAGCTGTGTCACCTATAGCTACAGTGGCCCCAGGACAGCTGGTGGTCGGTATCGGCATTACGCCAGGCACTGCTGTAATAGGCGTTGGTGGTTCTAACGTAACGATGTCACTTCCTGCTTTAATAACTACTAGCGAATCTGTTACTTTTAATGAAAACTTAAATGGTAACTTTTACATCACATCAGTAACTAGTAACAGCTTTACATATAACTCTATCGGTATGAACGGCTTCGCCCTTATTCCTGGTACAGCCGTAGTTCAGCGCATTGGATTTTCTCCAACCGGTGGTTCTGAGGTGATAATAACTAGCGCTAACCCGTTCACATTTACTAGGTTAGCAGGTTCTTATATCTGGGACCTATCGGCACCATTTGTACTATCGGACAACACGGCAAGTCTAGTTAACTCTATTCAGGCAGGTCAAACTGTTCCATTATTAAGTTTAACTCAAAATACTATCCCAAATCAAGGTGGATACGTGGTATTTGACTTTGGTTTGAATACTCAAGAGGGTCCAATATCGTATCTATTTGCGCCTAACAATACCACGCTAGTATTAGACCCAAGTTATGTATTCCAAAAATCTCACGCAATAGGGGCTAGTGTGATATCTATAGATAATTTTGGTCCCCACATAATGAGTGGATCGGCTGCTGAGTATCCCCTATATGTTACCAATCCTTCAGAGGTTAGGATAACGCTTGAACAGCTCATTCAATCGGTAGCTAGTGCGGGCATATTTATTAACTTTTTAATTCACTATCCAAATCAACTATATAGTGTACTACCTACGTATACGGTAACGTAATTCAACTTAAGATAAGGTAAAATGTAACCATGGCGGTACTCGGAAGATTAGTAATTGGATCAGCTGAACGATTGGACTTACCCGATCTCCTTTCGATTGATAGCTATACAGCTGGTGACTTTAAATACCTATTGCAGACCTTTGTCGGTTCTGACACGCCTTATGTCATCAATGGTTTTGACGTTATCAACCCAGCAGCAGCAATCGGCACAGGTAGTTGCTCTATTAACATAGCAAATTCTGCCGTCTATTACCCTGGATCTGGGGCTGGTTCATTCTTCTACGGTCTACCTGCTGGTAGTCCTAGCGCTCAACCGCTAGTTCCAACCTTAATCACTAACGCGGTTAACTACGTATACTTAACGTTCACGACTACTAATACTGCTCAAGATACTAGGGCGTTTTGGAATCCAGACGCAAACGGTGGGACTGGCGACGAGTTTACTGAAGAAGTGAATACTGAGTCAGTTATTGAGGTGCAAGTAGGCGTATCTACTAGTGCTTTTCCAGATAATACTGTGCCAGTAGCACTAGTAACAATGGGTGCAACAGCTATTGCTTCTATAACGGATGCTCGTCCGTTGATGTTCAGACTAGGTTCTGGTGGCGCTTCGCCTAATCCGTTCAACAGGTTTGCTTGGCCTGCAATTCCTAACTCTACATATGAGCGTACCGAACCACCTGTTACAGTCTCGTCTCCATCTGGAGTAGATCCATTTCAGGGTGGCGACAAGAACATCTTAACGTGGAAGAACTGGATGGACGCCGTGATGACCAAGCTTGCAGAGCTTGGTGGCACGCAATATTGGTATGAAGACTCGTCTACATTTAGCGTCGCAAGCGTGTTCCACGATGCACTTGCCACGACTTTTAAATCTAAGGGTCAATATCAGCATAGCACGGTAAATCCTGGTCAACTTACATGGACTGAGGACGTTTGGATCGTCAGTGTTTCTGATCCGCGCTTCTACATACTAGAGTCTGGCTCTATATTAGTTCCCAACGAAGACGTAGCATATATTCCGTTAGTTAGAAGTCAAGAAATCAACCCGCTAAATCAAGCTGTTGCTTGGACGTTCGGTTTAAACTATGTAAATACAGCTAATGGCGCTATTGGTTCATTTACCAATTTGTTACAAGGCGATTGGATCAAGAAGGTCACAGATGACGCTTCTTTATGGCTTAGAGTTGAAAACTTCTATGCTGGCATTAATGGTGGTGGTGGTACTACCACGCCAGCTAACGCAAAGTCTATCTTGTTGAGTGGCACATATGAAGGTGTGACGTCAAACGACGTCGGCACGTACGATCGCGGCATATATCAACCCACTGACGTCGTAATCTCACAGAGAAACAACAGTACTATCAGCCAGGCCGGCGGGAACTTCATGTGGTTCGCTTTCCGCAGTGATACCATAGTGAACATTGCCTCTATTGGTACTACAACTGTCACGGGAACTATCACGTCGGCGACCGGAAGCGCAGTAACCGTTAGTGCTACGGCCCACGGATTGGTGAATGGCGACCAGATCACGGTAACGACACCAGTAGCTCAAGCAGGCACTTTCACCGTTGATGTGGTCGATGCAAACACGTTTACTTATAATTCTCCTGTCACAACAACAGGGGCATTCACTGCCTATTACGGTTTAGTCACTACTGCTGCTGTATTCTCTGTTGGTGGCATAGAGTTACAAAATGCTGATCATGGTTGCATGTCTGGTGACACTGTGCAAATTGCTGGCACTGTTAACTATAACAACTCATATGTAGTTAATGTCAGGTCATCAACTCAGTTGCAGTTCCCAATTGGTGCGTCGTTCGCCTCAGAGTCAACTGGTACCTCCACGCTCTCTATCCTAGACGTTCGTAGCGAAGAAGGCATCACGCGCGTCGTTCAAGGCCAGACGATTGATATCGGCGTGCAGGATTCGCAGAATATTCAGAGTTATTTAGGAATGCCGTCATTAGCTGTTACAGCGCCTACCTATGCGCTTCCTACTGGCTATAATACCTTCAATATTGGCGCCAACTATAACGGCGGTGCCAGCGACAACATCACACTGCGTGTGAGTGAACTCACCGGCATGATGATGGATAAGGCTCAAGACAAGACGTTACAGTTCTTGACCGAAGCTACTAGCGCAACTAATACCCCTAACGGTTCTGCTCAACAGATTACCTTTTTGCCAGTTAGCTCATCACTCACTATAGTTCAACCTGGTTCTGTTGGTAACGCCGTCGTGTCACTACCAAGTTCTGCACCAGGCATATCGTTGTTAGTAAATCAATGCGCGTATGTTTACATCAATAGAAATACTTCTAGCACCCCAACAATAAATGTTGCAAGTATTAGCGCTGTCCCTGTAGATGAAAACGTGGTCATCATCGCTACTCGCCTGTCGGACGCCAGTGTTTGGATTTGGAATGGCATTGAGGTCATTGATACTGCGCCGCTCATCCCAAGCTATCCTGCACTTGTTAAGGTTAAATACTTTGATCCACTTAGTCAAACTCTTCCTACTGGTAACCCAGTTGTAGAAGATGGCATTAACCTGAACGCTGGTGACCTAGTATTGTTCTCCAACCTAACAGTTGGAAACAACCAGATCTACATGGCTAATGGCACTGGCACCAACATCACTGGTTGGACGCTGCAATACCTATGGAACGGTAGCGCGACTCCTACAGCAGCCGATACTGTTATCGTTCAAGAAGGCAACAGTTTCAAAGATGCGATTGGCAAGTTCAATGACACGACTTGGGTATTCAATGATAAGGTTAGATACTTCAATATCACTGGTGGCTCTAGTGCTCAGTTCAATTATTTTGAGCAGGATGCGATCGCTGTTACCACGCTAGCAGATAACTCTACCGGTCAGGTATATAGCGTAACATACTCTGGTAGTGAGTATCAGATTGTTGACTTCTCACTCAACAGAGGAACGACAAGAGAAACGGGCACTATCTGGATCACTACTGACGGCACAAACGTCGACATCGCGACCGGTGGCGCGTATATCGGCTCAACTGGTGTTACATTCAGCGGTTTGATCAGCGGCGGCAATATCCAGTTAAATTACAGCACAACTGCCACAGGCAATACCGCGACCATGAAATTTATGCTTCGCAGGTGGTCAAATGCTTCTGGTGGACCTCAAGGTGTTCCTAGTTACTCTGGTGCCGCGGCTACTACTGCAGCCGCTGGACCTAACGAATCTATTCAGTTCAACAACGGCGGGCTATTAGCTGGTAATGCTAACTTCTTAATCGATTCGACCAATGGGTTTATCATACTTAACGGTATGCATATGTCGATTCTCTCTAACGGCATAACTATAACTGACAACACGGCATCTCCAACAACCTTATTCTCATATAGCGCAACTACGTATCCATTTGCTGTGATAGAGTACTCTATGGTTAGAAATGGCACATATAGGACTGGACGTTTGCTGATTGCCAATGATGGCTCTAATACTGCCTTAAGCGAAGACTTTGTCAATACGCTTCCAACTGGAGTTAATATAACTGCGCAAGTTAGCGGTGGTAATGTTTTAGTGCAGTATACATCTAGCAGTACAGGGTTTAACGGGACGTTTAAGTACTCTATAAGGCAATGGTCGTAAGGATTTAAGATGTCGAATCAATTATTTTTTGCTGAAAAAGTAGTCTTTGCGAGCGGTTTACCGTTCACTCTGCCTATCGCCGCCGTTGATCCTGTAAGTCCAGTTCAAGGCGATATGTACTTCAACAGCGGTCAGCTGATCGTGAAGTATTTTGACGGTTCTAACTGGATCCAGCTGCCAGGTGTAACAGTGGTTGGTGCCCCGTTAAACCAAAACTACATTGTTGTAGGTAACTCAAGCAATCAATCAACCACCGTTAACACGAACGGTCTTGGTGATGTGCTTGCCGATCCATTGACAGCTCTAACGGTCCAAAAAATTCAGGGCACAACGGTATCTGGCACGACCGGCACCACAAACGTAGTGTTTTCTGCTAGCCCAAGCATCTCCGCTGCGACTATTAGCGGCTTAACAACAATCACTGACGCTGGTAAGATTGTTAATACAGCTGATCCAAGTAAGGCTTTAGCATTTAGTCTAAGCAGCATGTCGTCTTCTACGGCACTGACGTTTGTTCCTACGCAAACTACGGGTCAAAGCCTTATATTTCCAAATATCACCGCGACAGATACAGTCGCAGTATTAAACTTGGCGCAAACGCTCATCAATAAGACGCTTACTTCTCCAGTGATCTCTACGATCATCAATACTGGCACGTTAACATTGCCTACTAGTACGGATACGCTAGTTGGGCGTGCTACTACAGATACGCTCACCAATAAGACGCTCTCTACCGCTGGAACTAACTTTATAGGCAGTACTGCTATAAGCGGAACTACCGGTACTACTAACCTAGTATTCTCAACGTATCCTACGATGACCGGTGCAAATTTTACTGGCTACATAAACACAGTAGAATTAGTTGACTCAACAACGACTGGTACTGGTACTACGCTTAACAGTGCTGCTCAAGGTGTAGTGGTACTGACTAACGCTTCTCTTGTAAGTCTGTCCATGATTCCTGCTGGAACTAATGGCCAACACTTAATTATAAACAACAACACAGGCGCCTCAATAACGATTAATAATCTGGCTGGTGGTACTCCAGCCAATCAGATCACGACAGGAACTGGTACAACACTCACACTTGCCAACACTGCTTCACTGTTCCTAGTGTACGATAACTCTACTTCTAAATGGTTAGTAGTTGGGGGATCAGGAGGCGGAACAACTCTAACTGTTGGTTCCTTTGACGGACAAACAGGTTCAGCTAATGGTCTAGTGATCACCGGTGGTCAACTATACGCGCAATCAGCAACCGCCTCTGTTCCTGGCATGGTTAACTTAACTACACAAACATTTGCCGGAAACAAAACGTTCAATGGCATAATCACCTCAGCCAGCAGCAATGGTGTTATCATCCAGCCAACAACTAATACAACACCTGCTTATTTTAAGGCCACAAACGCAGGTGGCAACGTCCTCATGGGGATAGATAGCAGCGTTGGCGGTCAGTTTGGGTTTGGTAATTACCAAACTGTTCTAGAAGCTCCAATTGCTCTTACAATAGCTGTTAACGGTGCTGTGACAGCCGCAGCTGCCATATCCATTACATCGGGTGCAGTTGTTAGCTTAGCAAATGCATTAGGAACTGGGTCTGGTGGTACCGGAGTTACAACACCTACTACTACTCCGACCGCAAGTGCTTTTGCAGCTTGGGATACTAATAAAAACCTCTCTGCCAACAATTTCATAGAGGGATACTCTACGACAGCAACAGCTGGGTCAACTACGACACTAACCGTTGCATCAACAGGACAGCAATACTTTACTGGAACAAGCACTCAAACAGTTGTGCTCCCTGTCGTATCCACTCTTGTCCTAGGTCAACAGTACACAATCACTAATAACTCAACTGGAGCAGTTACAGTAACTAGTTCTGGTAGCAACACGCTGCAAGTTATGGCAGCAGGCACTGAACTTATTGCAACCGTTATATCTATCACCGGTACTGGTACAGCTAGTTGGTCTTGGTTCTATAGTACACTTATATTATCTACTGGTGCTAACACAGCTCTTTCTAACTTAACTACGACCAGCATTAACCAGTCACTTACACCAGCATCTGACGGCACATTAAATCTCGGCGGCAATGCCAACCGCTGGAATCAAATTGGTCTCTCTGGTTCTATCATTGATAATAACGGCGCAGCTATTATTCAAGCTACCAGCCGTAACATAAGCGATTCGTCTGGCAATTCAAGCGTGCAACCAACCAGTCGTCAGCTTCAAGACGCATCAAACGTAACCGCCATTCAGTGGAACTCTAGAAACCTTAATTCTAGCGGCGCTACAGTGTTCAACTGGTCTAATAGTTTTCCATTCTTTAATAATGGTTTGCAGTTAGGAAACGGTGGCGCTCAATACGTGGCACCTGTTTTAGTTACAGCCACGCACAATGCAACTACAACCATTACGACTTATTCTGGTACAAGTTGGCCGGGCGTCATCGCCGATTACTGGATCAAGCGTTCTAACTTAATTAGAGCTGGATACATAATAATAGGATTTGACGGCACGAACGTAACCTTTACAGATAACGGTAGTTCAACCGGATCAGTTGGCACCACATTTAGCGTTACTAACTCTGTTGGAACTATCACCATTGCTGCCATTGTGGACAACACGAGCTCTAACGATGCATCGGTTAAGATTACACTAAGAGAGCAATAATGTCACAGAATTTTACAGAGATCAGAAATGGAATTAGTCTTCCGGGACTCACTAGCACACCGTCTAGTGCTAACCCTGGAGACATTTATTTCAACTCTACACTAGGACAGATGCACACCTATCAAGGTGGAACTTGGAATCCGGTCTCTGTTGGCAGCGGGATTGGAGTTAAAAACTATCTCTCTACTTACATAGCGAGCACGTCTAGCAATGTTGCCAACCCAGGAAATGGGAATTTTGAGCTGGGTACTACTGCCGGTTGGAGCTTAGCGCACACCACGTTCAGCACAGCCAACGGGTACTTCCTACCTACAGGTGCTGCTTCTCCTGGAACTCCCTTTGACTCTACTCACGGTGGGTCGTCAGCTTCTGGCAACCTGTCAATTACCGCTGTTTCATCAGGTCAGATATCTGGCAATTACTCGGGTAATTTTGCGTCTAGTGCGGCGTCTACGCAAGCTGACATGCTCATATCGAATGCCTTCTTCGTTGATACCCAAGATCAGGCGAAGATGATGCAGATTAAGTTTTACTACACCGTTCACAGTGGCACCTTAACTCTCGCAGGCACATCGTCCAACAGCGTCGCTGTATGGGTGTATGACGTCACAAATGCTGCGTGGATCATGCCTGCTGGCGTTTATAATTTAACACAGAGTTCTGGTGTAGGTTACTGTACAGCCACATTCCAGACCACCTCTAATAGTACACAGTATCAGCTGGCTATAATGAACGCCAATGCCTCTTCTGGTGCCTTTTCTTTATACCTAGATGACTTCTCTGTCGGCCCTCAGACCCAGTCTATGGGTCCAGCGATGTCGGATTGGGTCGCGTATACGCCGACGTTCAGCGCCAGCTTGGGAACGGTAACAAACGTAAACGTTTTCTCGCGACGTGAGGGGGATACGCTATTTTTACGAGGGTCGTTTACGGCAGGCGTGACTACCGCAGCGACCGCCCAAATCTCATTGGGCTATAACGGAGGTAATAGCAACGTAACGATTGATCCAGCAAAAGTCCCTACGGCCCAAAACGCCGGAATGGCGAATCGCAGTTTCGCCAATACTGATGAATATTTTGCCATCGTCAACGGTGGAAACTCCTATTTCAACATAGGTATTAAAAACGGAACGCAGGTTCCGCTTACCGCTCAAAACGGATCTTCCCTATATTCTAACGGGGATACGGTAATCCTAGATGGCATAAAAATCCCCATCACCGGCTGGTCCTCAAACACGGTGCAGTCGAGTGACACAGATACGAGGGTTGTGGCCGCTCGTTTTAAAACCTCTAGCGCGCGCACCATGAATAATACCGGGCCAACTATAGTCTTTGAGACGGTCGATTATGATACACACGGCGCCTACAACTCTTCGACAGGCGTCTACACCATTCCGGTATCAGGAAAGTACAAGTTTGCATGCGCATTGCGTCAAACTTCCACCGCTGTAGTTGCCGGGAATGAAGTAGTCATTGAGCTCTTAATCAATGGCTCTATCGTAGCTTATATGGGGGATTGGAGGGCTATCACATCCGGCTCTCAACCTTGGTCAGTAGGTGGCTCTACAGAGTATGATTGCAAGGCAGGAGATACCATCGCTTTTGGCGGATACTCTGATGTTTCAACTACAACGCAGGTTTCCCTCCCAACCTTTAGCTATGCGTCTATAGAACGCCTCTCCGGTCCCGCCGTCGTGCAGGCGACGGAGAGTGTGAATATGCGTTTCCATGGGTCGTCTACTACTATTACTAGTTCCTTGGCGGCTATTACTTTTACGACTAAAGATTTTGACTCACATAACGCCTACAGCGGTTCCACGTATACCGTGCCTGTAAGCGGAAAATACGCCGTTAGCTCTAACATTCAGACCTCAGGAACCTACGCTTTAAATGGTGGAGCGAATATCCAAATTACTAAGAATGGTTCAGGGGTATCGACGACAAATAACACCGCTGGCGGAGCAGTTACGACTCTATCCTGTTTAGTTAGCGATACTATATCCTGTGTCGCTGGAGATACACTGCAGATCTTCTTTAACACGACGGCTAGCGGCCCTTCTATAACTTCAGGAAATAGCTATTTGTCTATTTATAGAGTAGGTAACTAAGATATGTCTACTAACTTCTTAGAGGTCAGAAACGGTCTTAGCCTTCCAGGATCAGCAAGTGCGCCTGGTAGTTCTAACGCAGGCGACATCTACTACGATACCACCATAGGAACTCTTAGGGCATATCAAGGTGGCGTGTGGAACAACGCACTTGGTGCTCCTAATCAAGTTGTCAAGAACTACCTATCAAATGTCGTGACCAGTCAAAGTACTACAGCTAATACCGGTAACGGTAGCTTTGAGAACGGTACAGCAAGCGGTTGGAGTTTAGCGCATAGCGCGTTGACCAGTTTCATCCCTACCTCTGTTGCCTCTGCTGGAACTCCATTTGACTCTAGTCACGGCGGCTCAGCAGCATCAGGCAACTTAACGCTCACGGTGAACACAGGCGCCCTTGCAGGTACTTACAACGGTCAGTTTATCAATTCTGCTGGTTACGTTGCTGGCGATATGATGATTTCCTCAGCGTTTAACATTGATACGCAAGATAAAGCTAAGATGATGCAGGTGCAATTCTACTACAGCTATCTTGGTCCTGCTGCTGGCAATTTTAGTGGAACTACCTCTAACACCTTTGCTATTTACATCTATGACGTCACGAATGGTGCTTGGATACAGCCGGCAGGCGTTTATAACATAGTGCAAAGTAGTGGCGCTGGACGATGTACGGCTACGTTTCAAACTACTTCCAACAGTACTCAATATCAGTTGGCATTCCTGACGATCAACACCACATCTGGTGCTTCTACAATGAACGTCAGCGGATTCTCTGTCGGCCCCCAAACTGTATCGATGGGTCCAGCGATGTCGGATTGGGTCGCATTTACCCCAACGGGAAGTTGGGTAACCAATACAACTTATACAGGGCAATGGAGGCGCGTTGGTGGAGACATGGAGATTGACTATAAAGTCGCTCTAACAGGCGCTCCAAATGCTGTCACACTTTCATTTAATCTACCTTCTGGCTATACAATCGATACCGCAAAGTTGGCCTCCACGGTTGCTGCTAAATCTTTAGGTTATGGAGGTATCGTAGCTGGTGGTACTTTCTATAGAATAGACCCTCTATACGGAACGACCACTTCTGTTACAATGTGGGCCTTGTCGCTAAACGGCTCCCCTTTCAGTTTTAATATCGACGCTACTCATCCAAGCACCTTTGGCAATGGTGACAGTGTTCAAATTAGGGTACAGGTCCCAATCGTCGGCTGGTCCTCAAACACGGTGCAGTCGAGTGACACAGATACGAGGGTGATCAAAGCAAAGACTGCCTCAGCTACAACCTCAGTTACTTCTTCTGCTTCTTATACTGTCATGAATTTAGGTAGCGCCAGCTACGATACTGCCGGAATAGTTGGATCAAATCTTCTGACTGCCCCTGTCTCAGGGCTATACGACTTCACAATCAACGGCACCTGCGCAAACGCGTCTTCTGGGGTAATGAGCGTGGCGTACTCTATCAACGGGGTCACTGAAGAAGAATTATTACGAGTTCCATTTAGTAGTATAACTGCTCAAACATTTACAACTACGACCTCTTTTAAACTAAACGCTGGTGACATATTTCGAGTTGTTGCGTTTCAAAACAGCGGTTCGACACAGACACTTACGTTCCAAGCAACTCTAACTCGAAATTCCGGTCCCGCCGTCGTGCAGGCGACGGAGAGCGTGAATGCGCGGTATACGACTGCTGCGGGTCAATCCATCGCAAATGCCGCCACCCCACAAGTCAACTTCGATACAAAAGACTTCGATTCGCACAACGCCGTCACTACTGGGGCAAGCTGGAAGTTCACCGCGCCGGTTTCGGGCAAGTATCGCATCAGCACCAACGTAAGATATGCAAACACCCAAAACTGGGCTTTGGGGAGTTATGTCGGGGCTCACATCTATAAAAACGGTGGGGACACCGTCGCCACAGATACCGCTATGCAAGTCGCCGCAACATCACTGGCTACCGGCCCAACGGCCCTACTTTCCGGAACGGTATCGCTCCTGGCAGGCGATTATATTGATATTCGGACGGCTCACGGCGAATCTACAGCAAGATCGCTGGTCGGGGCAAGTACGCTGGTGTGGGTTTCAATCGAAAGAATGGGAAACTAAGTTTTACGTGGTATAATAGGTTTACTTGTGGATAGGGAAACAGGTGAAACATGGCAAATAGCTTTCTAAAAGTCAGAAATGGACTCTCGCTTACTTCTCAAAGTGGAGTGCCATCTAGCCCAGCAAGCGGCGATATCTATTACGACTCTACAGCTAACACGTTCATCTTCTATCAAAACGGTAGCTGGATTAACCTCTCCTCTAGGGTTGATATTCCAAGTGCTGCCAACTTAACTAGTTCAACTCTAACAGCCGCCGTTGTTCAGAATTCACTCATACGTATCACTGGTACAACTGCTACCACCGTACATGGTTTAGCAGCACCAATGTTCGCTAAGCAGGTTATCGTATACAACGAGACAAACACCTCCGTAACTTTTAATTATCAGAGTCTAACAGAACCAACAGCTGCCAATAGGATTACGACTTCTACTTTAGCTCCTGTCATCATCACGAACGGTCAGACAGCCACCCTCTTCTACGATGATGCAGCTATGACTTGGGTCGTAGCGACTACCTCTGGAACTGGTAGTTCTGGCAGCGGTATCGGTGATGATCTTGGAACGCTGCAGTATGAGGCCGATGTCAATGAGCTGTTTGCGTTTAATCCTACCAGCGCAGCATCTCAATCTACGGTAGATACTACTCAGACAACTGCAACCTTTAACTCTGCCAACAACTACATGACCATGTCGTATGACGCCAGCAAGACCGTTACTGGCTCCAGCACGTCTATGCATCTAAGTGCAGCACCTTCTTACACCGTAGCTATCGGCGACACGCTTAGAGTTGGAACACAGGCTAAGAAGATCACGGCATTAGGTTCCATCAATATCGACGGTGGTACCGGTGCATCGTTCACCATTGAGTCAGCGTTCTTAACAAATCCAACTGCCGCCGCAGCAACTGTATCTCAGACGGTTTACTCTAAGGACTTGAATAACTTTGCATTCAACGGTGTTGCTATCTCGGCCATCTATACTGGCAGCACAATCTCTGAATGTCTGATCACATATAATGACACGAGTTCAGGTACACTATATAACTATACTGATCCTGCACTTATTGGCTATATTGCCTCTGCCGACGGGAGCGCTTATACTTTCGTACAGAGTCGCGAAGCCAACCCAAGTTTATCGTTAAACGTGACAGGTTTGCCATCCACCGGCTCACACATGTATGTTCGCTTCTTCTCAGCTGCCTCAAGTGGCAGTGGCGTCGTCAACTTAACAAATTATAAGACCTTCTTCCATCGTCTCGCTCAGAACGAGAGTGGCGGTATACAATTCCAAGCGCTCTGCAGAACTGACGGCGCGGGATCACCGGTCGGTTGCTCAAATCCTACTGTAGTAGGCGGCAAGACGCAAATTGTGCTCACCAACTCGTATCCTGTGGGAGTGAATCCTGGATATGCCAACGGCGGGATACGTGTATACCTAAACGGTCAGAAAATTCCTCGCTTCATCGACTCTACTCTTACTGCAGATGCCTCTTATACTGAAGTTAATGCAAACACGATACAACTGGATCAGGACTACAGCGTGTTCAGTTACGAAGTTGAGATTTATCAAGATATAGCGGTGATCGACACCAACACCCAGAACACGACCAACATAGCAAGCATCAACTCTCATCAGTTTCAGAACTCACTGATCAACGGAGCTTTTGACTTCTGGCAGAGAGGCACCAGCGTAACAGTTTCTACTGGCACACAGACTTATCAGGCGGACAGGTGGTTTGTCAACAACTCTTCGGGTGCAAACGCTACATATTCGCAGGTCTCTGGAACTGTTAACGGATCTAAGTTTGGTGCCTCTGTCACGTTTGGCGCGGCCGCAGCTTCCAACAATCTGTTTCTCACTCAAGTGGTTGAAAACCCAAACTCACTTCAATTTCTAGGAAACACGGCGAGTTTCGGGGTTTGGATAAAGGGGCTTAACAACACCAATCAGGTCACTGTGTCTATTGGGTATGCTACAACTGAGACCAAGACCCAAACTACGATTCTGTCGCAGACAGTTACGGTGAATACGTCTGGATTTACGTTTTGTTCTGTTCTCGCAGCAAGCATTGCTGCTTTACCAACTACTTCTGGAACTATCTCTGTTACCATTCAGCCAACCGGAGCATCATCTGGTAGCGTGTTTGCTTCCGGCAACGGATTTGTGGCGGAACAGGGAATGCTAGATATCGGTAGTATAGTTGCTCCGTTCAGTCGTGCAGGTAAAAATGCTCAAGAAGAATTAGCAACGTGTCAACGTTATTACGAGAAGAGTTATGATGTTGGAGTTACACCGGGTACAGTAACCAACAATGGCCAGAGAAGCATGTATTTAACTAACATAGCTAGCGCTACTCATGGTGGTTATATAAATTGTTCATATAAAGCAGTCAAAAGGGCATCTCCCATAGTGACATCTTATAGTCCAACTAGTGGTAGTTCTGGCTTCATACATGACAGTGCCCAAGGAGCAGATCTAATAGCTACCTTTCCAGACAGTGGCACCACTGGCGTAAACATTAGTGCTACTCAAACATCTGTTCAAGTAACCGTTGCCTTTGTTGCCCAATTCACAGCAGATGCAGAAATTTGAGGTATGACGCGTGGCTAAAATAACAGGAATTCATTCTGGTGGAACAGTGGGAAAGATAATAAGTTATTCGGGCACCGCTCTACCATCGTTTGCTCTAGCGTGCGATGGGACTGTGTACAACTTCTCCCAGTATCCTGCGTTGGCAGCCGTAATTCTTGGGACATACGGTGGAAATGGAACTACCACGTTTGGCGTACCGAATGCTCAAGGCGTGTTTATACGCGGCGCGGGTACTCAAACTATATCAAGTATCTCGTACACTGGAACGCAAGGAAGCACTCAAGGCGATCAATTACAGGGGCATTATCATTCTGACGGCGGTCACACACACACCGTGTTAGCAGCAGGTCAGCAATCTGGTATTGCATTTCCAAACGGAAACGCTCTTGGCTATTCTTCACCTTCTAATGGCGCAACCGGCAATGGTACATCACAAGTTACTAACACCTTAAATGTCTCTGTGCAATCTCCCTCCACCGATGGCACAAATGGCACTCCAAGAACCGGTACAACGACGCATCCTGCCAACATCACAGTGAAATACTGCATAATATTTAAATAAGAGATAAATATGCCTATTACAAAGCAACTCTCATCACTTTCAAATGTTAAGCAACTTACTGGGGCAGATTCTCCACAAAATCCAAGCGCACTGGTAACGTATACTTACGGTCCAACAACATCTACCGCAAGTCAAACAGTAATCAACCTTGGATTTTCTGTAGTTACCTCCAACACGTCAAACTTCTTTTTGTACGTTGATGGGAAACTCTTATCTATTGGTGCTTCTAACGACTACACGTTTACGAATGTGCAGGTTAACGGCACAAGTTCTCAAGTAACATTGCACAGCGCCATCCCGTCAGGTCTCAATATCAACGCCACATATCTGGGCGTTTTAGTTCCCACTCTTGCATCTACTTCTGTTCTCACTATTAACTCAGAGATACAGTCATTACAACCAGCCTATAGTTTAAAAACCATAAACTATACTCTTCAATACACAGATAGGATCGTTCAGTTCAACTGCAACAGTGGCAGTTTGATTGCAACCTTGCCAGATGCTACTATTGCTACGGTAGGTCAAATGTATGAAGTATGCCGTTCAGCTGATGGTACACCCTCAAATACCCTCACTGTGAACACTACAGCAGGTCAAACTATAGGTAATAGGTTTTCTGGCAGTATTAAGTTACAACCAAGCGACTATATAGTAGTTATCTCTGACGGCACTAATTGGCAACTGGTAGAATCTCAAGAAATTATAGCTGTCAACTATACTTACGTTGCTACTGCTACTGGAGTTCCAAATAACTCGAGTACCCCACTAAATGCAACATATGGAACCTACACTAAGGTGTTTGACACGCACAGTGCGTTTAGCAACGGTACATTTACCGTACCCGCGTCAGGCAAATATAGGATGAGCGTCGGACTTGGTTTTGTGGCTAACACTACTGGCGTCAGGTATGCTCTCCTTACACAAGGTGGAAGTTCTTCTGCTCAATATGTCACTAATTCACTGAGTGGTTTCACTGGTACAACTAACCAACTAGTTAGTAGCGCAACTTTTCTCTGTGTTGCAACTGATACTTTAACAGTTCAAGCTTTTCAAAATTCAGGTGCCCCATTAGCAATTGGCGGCACTAGCACTAATAATTATGTTTGTATCGAGCGCATCGGAGATTAAGGAATTTTATGCCACAAACTAGTATTTTAGGTTATTCAACTTCAGGTATGCCGGTTGGAACCGTTCACCAGCATACGTCTACGACAGTTCCATACGGTTTTCTAAAGTGCGATGGGACTGTATATAACTTCTCTCAATATCCCGCACTGGCAGCAGTGCTTCTTGGCACGTATGGTGGAAATGGAACCACCACTTTCGCTGTGCCAAATCTTATAGGTCGTACCGGAATTGGCGCTGGCACTTATACAGATCCCACCCTAGGTTCAACAACTAGAACTATCGGTCAATCCATGGGCGAAGCTAGCCATATCTTAAGCAACAGTGAAATGCCCATACACAATCATGGTGGTGCTACTGGTAGTCATACTCATCCAACAAGTACTCCCAGTGATACCTTTTCTGCAGGCAGCGGCGGCACCGGTATCGGAGTCAATAGGAATAGTCCGACTAACGCAGCTACTGCGTCTATCAGTAATGACGGCGGAGGTGTATCTCACAATAATATGCAGCCTTCGCTAGTTACGCAGTACATGATCGCTTATGTTTAAGAAAAAAGTGCACTAGCGACGTCTACGTATAGCTGAGCTTCGCAATTATTGGCCTTCTGATACTCTTCAGACCACTTCACAAGTATACCATCTATGCGGCTGGCGTCTTGGTTCCAAGTGACATCTATCTTTGCACCAGAATCTAAAATTTTGATTCTCTGCTCTACAGAGTCGATATAAAGAACTATAATATCTGACGTTATTATGTTGGATGATGCCGTATCTAACTCGTCCAATAACTTAAGAATAAATTCTTCAACGTTCTTGTTGCGCTTAGCTATCTCTTCGCTAAGCTTCTCTTTACGTTCTGCCTTCTTCTTGATCTCATCAAGAAGTTGCTTCTTAACGTTAGACACCTATACTACCTATCTTGTAGATTGAGAAATGACTTACAGGGTTAACTGTCACGATGTCTCCCGCCCACAACTTTCGTATTTGAGAAACAGTGTTGCTATATTTAGGATTTCCACTTTGAATCTGATAGTATCCGGACTCAGGCACCGTATAGTAGCTAACTTGTACTTTAGGTGAATTTAGTCCTATCTTAGCTAAGAGCGATAGTAGCCTAGTGCGCGTATCGTTTCTAGCGCCTTGGTACGCGTTATGTGTATCCAAATCATTCATGTTGTCAAACGCTACCACCATACTCCACGGATCAAACACTTGCACTCCTAATAGTCTTTAAGAACCATTGAGCAAACTCTTTTCGACCTAAATCTCTAACCATTTCGTTCCAGTCGCGGGTTTCACCGGTGAAAGCATAGTGAGTACACGCACCTGCTTCTCGAAATTTCTTGAGCATCTGAGCACCAGCTTCATCTGTGTCTGGAGCAATGATTACTTTTATTCCTTGGTCTTTAAGTTCTTTAAGTGCTTCTTTATGATGCTTAGTAGCGCCAGCGCCGCTACAAGCGATAGCCCTCCAGGGATTACGAGCAATGCCGCCGTATACCAGGTTGAGTGCTTGGTTAATAGAGATCGCATTGAACGCGCCCTCTGTAACAATAACTGCTGTAACGTTGCCAACAAACCTTGATTGATTCCAACCATAAAAAAGTAAACCAAGCCTTGTACCAGGAAGAGTGTCCATCTTTTGGACTTCGCCGTCCGTATGGGCACGCGGCTCTATAAATCTGGTCTGTGCGCCGCAAAAGTGATTATCAAAGTAGTACGGAAAAACTATGCCGTTCCTCTCAACGTCGTAGTACATGTCGCCCTCTAGCGTAAGTCCTCTACTTTGAATATATTTTACTCCAGGTTCAGCTCTAGAATCAGAGAGAGGAATAAATCTTGTTGGCCAGCCCATGGCAGATACTTCGTTGGGCTTAGATTCTTGTTTATCAAAATCACCCTTTAGAAATTCAACAAGACTTATTCCAGCTTTCCAACAATAATCGCGAATGGAGTAACCGCGATCGCACTTATTACAAAAGCACCAAACCTCTTTAGTGTGTGGGTCTTCATGCCAATACAAAGTATTGTTGCGCTTGCCTTCGTTGCAAATTAGGCACTTCTTAGTGCTTATCATCGGCAATCTCCTTCGCTAATTTGTCTAACTTAACCTGGGCAATAGCCTTGGCCAAGTCCATGTCACTAGAAGTATCTAAATATCGTCCCTTACTATAAGCACAGGTCAGCTTGTCGCCTTTTCTGCCAAAAAAGCGATCCTTACAGATTAAAAAATCAGTAGTGCTTTCTTGGAAATTGGGTACGATTTCTACCACCACCGACGCGCCATCTTGAATAGAAGCACACTCTTTTAGACGCGAATCCAGCTCAGTTCCTTTAGCGGGACGCTTACTAAGCGACCAAAGTTGGGCAAACATTATCACCGGCGCATTAGATGTCTTAACGTAAGCATTTAAATAGTCTTTAAACTCCATCATGACTTTATATGGTTCCTTATTAGGATATTGCTCTGAATACTTAATAAGTTGGAAGTAATCAATTATAATTGCTGCAAAATCTTCTTGTTTGGCAGCGTCCAAAAGGTTCTTCATGCCCTCTAAACGAGTAGTTCTTGGATCATCGGCAGATATTGCTATTATGTGTCTCTTAACATCAGGAATATGCGCTATGTAAGCGAGCTCTTCCATCTTTGTAACTTCACCGCGCTTAACATTCTGAAAATTGATTCCGGCTTCTAAGCAAGCTATACGACTAACTATATCTGTCTGAGTCTCTTCGTTAGAGATAATTAAAACCTTCTTGCCTTGCTTCCATAGGGGATAACTTATATTTGCCGCCGTAGAACTCTTACCAGAGCCCGTGTACGCTGCAAACAGATAAAGATTTTCACGAGCTAGTGGAATAGCCTTAGTGAGCGAATCATTTATTAGGGTAAAGCGATCCTTAAGAATCTTGTTGTGGCGTGCAATAGCTGCGACAATCTCTTTAAGATCATCAGAGTTACCAAAGTTGCGCATCTCGTCTACAGTGGCTTCCATGGCTTTCATCTGAGTTGAGGTACCTACGCCAGCCTGCTTCAATATAAAATCCATCTGCTGCTCTGAAAACTTACTCATTTCAAGCGTTCCCTTATAAACTTCAAAATTTCTTCTTCGTCAGTCATCAATTCTTCATTGGGATCTGGTAAAGAACTGAGGTCTAGCTGATTAAATTTCTCAGCGTGGCGCCTCATCAGCTTATATTCCTTATCGTCTATCTTTTCAGTTGGAAATCCAGTGGATTC